ATTGAGTTGCTGAATTGCAACAAATGCAACGCGTTGCGTTTTTTGCTACAATGGCCGCATGAATACTGAAACAAATCAAACCCCAGCCGAGACGCCTGCGGACAAGTGCATCGCTGCCTTTGGTGGCGTGCGTGCTCTTGCGCGTGAGCTTGGCCGCAATCAATCCAGCATCAGCCGTTGGCGCATGCCCAAAGAAGAGGGCGGCACTGGCGGTGCTATCCCCACCTCGATGCAGGGCCGCGTGCTGGCGCTTGCTCGTGCGCGTGGCTTGAGCTTGGTGGCCGAGGACTTGATTCTGAAAGCCGCCGAGCATGGTTTCTGACCGCCAGTTGGCGTCCATCGTGTCGGTCGATCGCTACGAGCTGCCCAGCAACATCGCCAAGCGTGCCGGTGTGCGTCGGCTCAGCAACGCGTCGCTTGGGCGCTTGTACCGTGCTGGCATCCTTGAGCGCGTGCCTGGTCCTGTGTGCTTCATGTACCGCTCTAAACAGATGAGGATTAAATGAACCCTACTGATATACACGGCATGGCGCTGGCGCTTGGGCTGCCTTCTGCGCTGGCACAGATTGAGGCTGTTAAGCAGCTGGTGGCTGAGGCTGTGGCTGCTGAGCGTGAGGCGTGTGCAGTGGTGTGCGATGACTTTGAGCGAGCCAAGTGGGAGTCTGTCAATCGCATTTGTGAGAACGGTGGCCGCTTGGCATTTGCTGGCCCCATGCACTGCGCCAAAGCCATCCGCGCAAGGGGTAACGCATGACAATCACCCTGCGAACCTACCAGAACACGCTCATCGAGCGCACGCGTGCCAACTTCATCGCAGGCAAAACAAGCCAGCTTCTTGTGCTGCCCACTGGTGGCGGCAAAACAGTTTGCTTCTCGTACATGGCCAGCAAGGCTGTGGAGAAGGGCCTGCGCGTTTGGATTCTTGCCCACCGCGTCGAGCTGCTGGAGCAGATCTCGCGCACGCTCACGTCGTTCGGTGTGGCCCACGGCATGGTCGCGCCCAGCTATCTCGGCGACCGCCATGCTCAGGTGCAGGTGGCTTCGGTGTTCACGCTGGTGCGTCGCATGGACCGCTATGCTGCGCCGGACCTCATCATCGTGGACGAGGCTCACCACGCCATCAGCGATAGCACGTGGGGCAAGGTGATCACAGCTTATCCACAGGCCAAGCTGCTAGGCGTCACGGCCACGCCCATCCGTTTGTCTGGCGAAGGTCTGGGCGATTTGTTTCAGTGCATGGTGCAGGGTCCATCGATGCGTGACCTCATCGGCTTGGAAGCGCTGAGCCCGTACCGTTTGTTTGCGCCTGCCGGTGTCGATCTGTCTGGCGTGCACACCCGCATGGGCGACTATGTGCGTGGCGAGCTTGAGGCTGCGGTCGACAAGCCGTCCGTGACCGGCGACGCGGTGTCGCACTACAAGCGGCTGGCTGATGGCCGTCGCGCTGTGGCGTTTTGCGTTTCGGTGAAGCACGCTCAAAACGTGGCGGACCAGTTCAACGCCAGCGGCATCGTTGCGCGTGCCATCGACGGTGCCATGGAGCGTGACCTGCGCTCGGCCATCTTGGCTGAGTTCGCGGCTGGCAAGGTTCAGGTGCTCGCGTCGTGCGACCTGATCTCTGAGGGTTTCGACGTGCCGGCCATCGAGGCTGCCATCCTGTTGCGACCCACCCAGTCGCTGGGCTTGTACTTGCAGCAGGTCGGGCGTGCGCTGCGCACCTTCCCTGGCAAGACCGAGGCCATCATCCTTGACCACGCTGGCAACGTGAAGCGCCATGGCCTGCCGGACGAGGAGCGGCTGTGGTCGCTGGACGGCTCGGTCAAGAAGCGTGGCGAGAAAAAATCTGAGGTGCCGGTCAAAACGTGCGCCGAGTGCTTTGCCACCGTGTCGTCCTTGGCCACGCATTGCGGCTGTGGCTACGAGTTCCCTGTGGTGGAGCGCGAGCTCAAGCAGGTGGACGGCGAGCTGGAGGAAGTCACCGAGGCTCAGGCGGTCAAGGCTCGCAAGCAGGAGCAGGGCAAAGCCTTCACGGTGGACGATCTCATCGCCATCGGTCGCAAGCGCGGCATGAAGCGTCCCGAGCTGTGGGCCCGTCACGTAATGCGTGCTCGCCATGCCAAGGATGCGCGTCGTGCATGAGTGTCTAGGCTGCCAGCGCTGTGAGCCTGGTCCGGTGGTGACGCTCATCGATGGGCGTGTGGTGTGCAACTTCTGCGAGGACTGGCGTGCTGAGTGTGAGGCTCGCCACGTGTTGGCCATGCCCAGCATCCATGCTCGGCGCGAGTACATCGCTGGCATCTCGAAACGACGCGGCGACGCTGCTGGCAACGCGTTCGCTGCGCTGGTGCGTGCGGTCCATGCCCATGGAAAGGCCACCCGTGTCTGAGGCGGACCTGATGCGCTCGATCATGCTGGCGCTGTCTGAGGCTGGCCACATGGTGTTTCGCGCCAACGTCGGCTTGTTCTACACGCGCGACGGCCGTCCGGTGAAGTCTGGCCTGCCGGTCGGTTTCTCGGACCTATTCGGCTTCACCAACGATGGCCGTCCGTTTTTCCTCGAGGTCAAGACCGCCACCGGTCGCATCTCTCCTGCGCAGCTGTCGTTTCTCAACGCAATGCGGGTGCGTGGCGCGTTGGCCGACGTGGTCCGGTCCGTCGAATCTGCTCTGTGGGTGTTGCGAAAAGTGCAATAACTATGGTACATTTCTTTCGGGGCTTGGTCTGACTAGCTATCAGGCGACGAAGCATGACCCTGGCGAGTGCTGCCCCACTTTTATCGCCGGTTTTGAGAGCCAGGTATGAATGCACAACAAGAATTTAGAGACGCCATTGCTGCTGCTGGGTTGACACCGCCCGACGAGATCATTGGTGACGGCAAAATCCAGCGCTTTAGCTCAAACGGGAATCCGCGCGACAAGGCTGGCTGGTATGTGTTTCACGACGACGAGCGCCCTGCTGGCCGGTTTGGCTGCAATCGTGGGCAGGTGGATGCTACGTGGTCGTCAAAAAACAAGCGCGAGTTCACGCCCGAAGAGAAGCGTGCATGGCGCAAGAAGATGGACGACGCCAAGGCGCAGCGCGAGGCCGATATGGCTCGTGAGCACGCTGAGTGCGCTGTGCGTGCTGCCCAGATGTGGGAGCAGGCTCAGGAGGTGAGCCACCCGTATGCCGAGCGCAAGATGGTCGGCACCGAGGGCACGCGTGTCCTGAATGGTGAGCTTCTCATCCCAGTGCGTCATGGTCCTGGCCCGTTGGTCGGGTTGCAGCGCATCATGCCTGATGGCGAGAAGCGTTTTCTCAAGGGCACGCCCATGGCCGGTGCCTACACTGTGCTGGGCAAGCCGTCGAAGCACGGGCCTGTGGTGATCTGTGAGGGCTGGGCCACTGGCATGTCCATCCGTTTGGCTACGGGTTACTGCGTAGTGGTGGCGTTCAACGCTGGCAACCTTGAGCCTGTGGCCATGAAAATCCGCAAGGCTTTGCCAGAGGCTCTGGTCATCATCGGTTGCGACGACGACTTCAAGACCAAGGGCAACCCTGGCATGACGGCTGGCGCTGATGCTGCCCGTGCGATTGGTGGCATGGTTGCTTGGCCCGTTTGGATGAACGAGCAGACCGGTACAGACTTCAACGATTTGCACGCCGACGAGGGCCTTGATGGCGTTCGCATGTGTTTTGAAGACCCACGGCCACCACGCGACTTCGAGCCAGAGGATAATCCTGGGCAGGTCAATGCGGCGAGTGACCTGTCTTCGACCGGCGCAGCAGCGGTGGAAATCACGAACAACCCCGCAAGCAGCGGTGCCGTGCTCTCTCAAGCGGTAGCCGCTGCACCCATCGACTACTACGGTTTCCTGCCCGACACGAACGACAAGGGCAAGCCGCTCTCGACCATTGAGAACTTGGCCACCATCTGCCAGCGCTTGGGCATCATCGTGCGCTACAACGTCATCAGCAAGGAGGAGGAAATCCTCATCCCTGGTGCTGGCTTCTCGCTCGACAACCGGCAAAACGCCAGCCTGTCGTGGCTGCTGTCCGAGTGCGCCAAGTTCAAGATGCCCGTCGACCGCGTGCCGGACTACGTCACCTACCTTGCCGACCAAAACCTCTACAACCCTGTGGCCGAGTGGGTGACCAGCTCGCCTTGGGACGGTCAGGACCATCTGGCCCAGCTTATTGCCACTGTCAAAGCCAAGGGCGAGGATGCTGACCACCGCATCATGGCCATGAAGACCGCGTTCATCACCCGTTGGATGATCTCGGCCATTGCGGCAGCCTTCCGCCCGAACGGCGTTTCAGCCCATGGTGTGCTTGTTTTCCAAGGTGCGCAGTACGTGGGCAAGACCAAATGGTTCAAGTCCTTGGTACCTGAGTCCATCGGCGTGCTCAAGGACGGCATGTTGCTGCGCCCTGACGACCGTGATTCGGTGATGAAGTGCGTCTCGAACTGGCTGGTGGAGCTGGGCGAGATCGACGCCACCTTTCGCAAGTCTGACGTGGCCGCGCTTAAGTCGTTCCTTACCTCGGACCGCGACGTTTTGCGTCGTGCCTATGCCCGTAAGGAGTCGGCGTTTGCCCGTCGCACGGTGTTCTTTGCGTCCGTGAACCCGAAGAACTACCTGCATGACGATACCGGCAACCGGCGGTATTGGACCATCGAGTGCGAGCGTTTGGACCACGACCACAACGTGAACATGCAGCAGGTTTGGGCTCAGGTCTACGAGCAGCTGTTCGTGCCTGGCGAGTCTTGGTTCCTCACCGCGTCCGAGATGGCGCTCCTGAATGACCACAACGAGGACTTCACGGTAATTGACCCAATTGAAGAATTAATTACTAATGGCTTGAAGTGGTCCGACCCTCGTCCGATGTGGCGGTGGAGGAGTGCCACTGAGGTGATGGTGTCACTAGGAAAACTGAATTGTTCGAAGGCTGAGGTCACAAAAGGGGGTATTGTGATGCGTCGTTTGAATGGTGAGCAGTCGAAAAGGACGGGGAATACCCGCCTTTTGTATGTTCCTGACACCTCTATGACACCTGATAAAAATAGGAGTCACCTTTGAAAGCCTTGATTTCATTGGGTTTCATCCACCTATCCACCTATGACACCTATTTGTATATATATAGGAATAAAAGGGAAGAACGGGAACGCGCGAAGGCGCACACGAGAAAACGGGCGCGTATAGGAAAATGCCGTCATAGGTGCACAGGTGTACGTCGGCCATCTGTTGCATAATTAACATCACTTGGAGAGAAAATGAAACAAACACAACCCAACCTCGGCGTCTACCAGCTTCGTCCTGTCGCTGGCTTGAAGCCGTATGAGAAAAACGCACGCACGCATTCGGCGTCGCAAGTCGAGCAGCTGTGTCGCTCCATCACCGAGTTCGGGTTTACCAATCCGCTGCTCATCGACGAGCAAGACCGAATCATTGCTGGCCACGGTCGTCTACAAGCTGCCTTGGCGCTCAAGATGACCGAGGTACCTGTCCTCATCCTCACCGGCTTGTCAGACGCCCAACGCAAGGCCTTGATCTTGGCCGACAACAAGATCGCTTTGAATTCTGGCTGGGACATGGCTTTGCTGTCTGCTGAGCTGGCGGACCTGAAAGCTGAGGGCTACGACCTGACGCTCACCGGCTTCTCGCTCGAGGAGATCGACGGCATGGTTGAGGACTTGGAGCCTGAGAAGGACGCTGACGACGTGGGTGACGTTCCTGCTGAGCCTAAGACCAAGGTGGGCGACGTCTACATTCTTGGCCCACACCGCCTTGTCTGCGGCGATTCCACATCCATGGCCAACCTTGATGCCCTGATGCGTGGCGAGCTGGCTGACTGCTGCTGGACGGACCCACCTTACAACGTGGCCTATGAGACCAAGGCTGGCAAAATTGCTAACGACGACCTCAGCGACAAGGAGTTCCGCGAGTTCATCTGCTCGGCCATGACCACCGCTTATGCCGTCATGAAGCCTGGCGCTGCAATCTACGTGGCCCATGCCGACACTGAGGGCTTGAACTTCCGCGCTGGTTTCACCGCTGCTGGCTTCAAGTTGTCCGGCTGTTTGATTTGGAAGAAGGATTCACTGGTTCTTGGCCGGTCCGACTACCAGTGGCAGCACGAGCCCATCCTCTACGGTTGGAAGCCTGGCAGCTCGCATCGCTGGTACGGTGGCCGCAAGCTGACGACCATGATCGACTTGGATCAGGACCGTATGCCGTTCGTGCGTCGTGAAGATGGCCGCTATGAAATCCGCGTGGGTGACTCGGTCATGGTGATTGATGGTTCCGCAACCATCGAGGAAGTGGTACCTTCGGTCATCCGTGAATCAAAGCCCAAGCGGTCCGATGGCCATCCGACCATGAAGCCCGTGGCCTTGATTGAGCGCATGTTGCGCAACTCTGCCCGTCCTGGCGACATCGTGCTCGACCTGTTTGGTGGCTCTGGTTCCACGCTGATGGCCGCTGAGCGCCTTGGCATGTGTGCTCGTTTGTCCGAGCTGGACCCTGGCTATTGCGACGTGATTGTGTCGCGTTATGAGGCATACACTGGCCGAAAGGCTGTACTGGAGAATCGTGATGACTGATGAAAAACCCAAACTAAAAGCAAAAATCAGCAGCCGTGGTGGCCGTCGGGCCAATACTGGCGGTGCTCGTGAGGGTGCTGGACGCCCTGCTTTGGTCCCAACTGACAAGGACCGCAAGCAGGTTGAGGCCATGTCTGGCTATGGCGTGCCCATCGAGCAAATCGCTGCTGTGGCCATGGGTGGCATCTCGATCGACTCGTTGTACACCCATTTCCGTGAGGAGTTGATGGTTGGCAAATCCAAGATCAACGGCAAGATTGGCCAGACCTTGGCCCAGAAAGCCTTGGCCGGTGACACGGCTGCGCTGATCTGGTGGTCAAAGTCGCGCATGGGCTTTCGTGAAAAAGTCGAGCTTGAGCACACCGGCTCTGGTGGTGGCCCGATTCAGACCGAGGGCACTGTGGTGCTGGAGCCGTCCGAGGCGTACAAGCGTTTGCTTGGCGGTGCGCAATGAGCGACGTTTTTAAATGACTGACTTCGACTGGCGCAATCCAAACTACGGGCCGGTGTTCGAGGCTCGCATCGAGCGCGTCAAGCGTTTGCGTGCTGACCCGACCATCTTGCCTGGCCTTATGCAGTTCTATGCCGATCATCCGGTTGAGTTCATCACCGATTGGGGCATGACGTTTGACCCGCGTAACGTCGAGCGTGGCTTTGAGGCTGTGACGCCTTTCCTGCTGTTCCCGAAGCAGGCCGACTTCGTCACGTGGGTAGTTGACCGTTGGCTTGGGCGTGAGGATGGATTGGTTGAGAAGTCTCGCGACATGGGCGCGTCGTGGCTTTGTGTGGCGGTTGCCGTGTGGATGTGGCTGTTCAAGCCTGGCACTGTGATTGGTTTTGGCTCGCGCAAGGAGGAATACGTCGACAAGCTGGGCGATCCGAAGTCGTTGTTTTGGAAGGTGCGCCAGTACATCAACCTGCTGCCTGCTGAGTTCAGGCCTGCTGGCTACAGCGAGCGGCTGCACGCGCCTGCCATGCGCATCATGAATCCGGTCAATGGCAGCACCATTGTTGGTGAGTCTGGCGACAACATTGGTCGTGGCAACCGGACGTCGATCTATTTTCTGGACGAGGCTGCCTTCATCGAGCGGCCTGAGCAGGTGGACGCGGCTTTGTCGCAAACATCCAACTGCAAGCTGCACGTGTCCACGCCCAACGGCGCAGGCAATCCGTTCTATCGCAAGCGTCACGGTGGCCGCATCCCTGTGTTCGTGTTCGATTGGAAGGATGACCCGCGCAAGGACCAAGCGTGGTACGACAAACAAAAGGCGACGCTGGACCCTGTGATCGTTGCGCAGGAAATCGACCGCGATTACACAGCGTCGGTGGCCAATGCCTTCATTCCTGGCGATATCGTGACCGCTGCCATGGCCCGTGGTCCTGCCGACGTTCGTGCTGTTGGTCCGTTGCAGGTGGGCGTTGACGTGGCTCGCTTTGGCAACGACAAGTCCGTGATCACGTTTCGGCAGGGTCGCGTGGTCTACCCGCCTATTGTGTTTGGCCAGTGCGACGTGGTGGATGTGGCCGGTCGCGTCAAGGATGCCGTCAATTCGTGGGGTGGCAAGGTGTCGCAGATTGCCGTTGACTCTATTGGCATCGGTGCTGGCGTGGCTGACATGCTGCGTCGCGACTTTCCGCGTGGCGTGGTGGTCGATGTGAATTCAAGCATCCGGCTGTCCGATGGGCAGAACTACAACTTGCGTGCCCGTATGTGGCGCGACATGCGCGAGTACTTGAAGAACGGCGCGTCTATCCCGAACGATGGCGAGTTGGCCACCGAGCTGTCTGCGCTCCAGTACGAGTACCGTGGTGGTGAGCTGCTGCTCGAATCGAAGGACGATGCCAAGAAGCGGGGCATCAAGTCGCCTGACCGTGCGGACTCGCTGGCCTTGACGTTTGCGGTCCCTGTGCGAGAATTGGGCGGAGTTCTGCAAACGCATGCAGAAGTGAACTATTCAATTTTGTAGCGAGGTGTCTTATGGGTGGTGGTGTTCCTAATCCTGTTGCGGTTGCAAAGAAAACCGTTAAGGCTGGTGTCAATGTTGTGTCTGACGTTGCTGATACCGCCGTCGATGTGGTCAAGGAAGTGCCTAAGGCCGTAGTGACTGCCGTCACCGACATTCCAAAGGCGGCGGTCAACCTTGCCACTGACATTCCCAAAGCGTCGCTGAATGCGATTGAGAGCACGGTAAAAGGTGCAGTCTCTGCCGGTAAAGACTTGGCGACTGGCACCGTTGACTTGGTTAAGAAGGCGGCACAAGTTCCGGTTGACTTGGCCAAGGGCGCTGTCAAGGTGACAAAGGATGCTGTTGGCGATGTGATGGAGGCGATCATCCCTGCGCCGAAAATCCCAGAGATGCCTGCCGTTGTTCAGGAGCAGGCAACTTCTGCCGCTGACGTTCGCAGCAACCAAGCCTTGATCGAGCGTGACCGCGCTGATCGTCTTCGTCGTCGTCGTGGCCGTGCTGCGACCATGCTTGTTCAACCTTCCATTTCCGCTGTGCCTGCTGGCTCGGTGGCTACCAAATCTTTGCTGGGGCAGTAATCATGGCGGACTCACGCGCAACTGACATTCTCGACAAGCACGAGCGCATGCGTCAGCAGCGCGTGTACTTCGAGCGCATCTGGCAAGAGATTGCCGACCGAATCATTCCACGCAAGGCCGAGTTCAAGCGTCACCGTGGTCGCGTCACTGACCCCAAGGGCGACCGACGCACCGACCAAGTGTTTGACGCTGCGCCTGCGTTGGCGCTGGACCGTTTTGCTGCGGCCATGCATTCGCTGGTCACGCCTCGCAATCAGCAGTGGCATTCGCTGCGTCCACAAAACGACGAACTGGCTGAGAACCAAGAGGTGAAGAAGTACCTTGAGGACGTGAACAAGCGGCTGTTTGCTGCGCGTTACTCCAGCAACTTCGACAACCAAATCCACGAGTGCTACTTCGACTCTGGTGCGTTTGGCAACATGTGCATGTTCATCGGTGACCGCCTTGGCCGCTCGATCTACTACCGCACCGTTCCTGTCGAGCAGTTGTTCTTCATGGAGAACGAGTACGGCGTCGTCGATCTGGTGCACCGCGAGTTCCCCATGACGGCGCGTCAGGCTGCCAGCAAGTTTGGCAAGGACCGCCTGCCATCACAAATCCGTGATGCTGCTGAGAAGCGACCCGAGCAGGAGTTCTGGTTCTTGCACTGCGTCAAACCTCGCGAAGATGCCGACATGTCGCGTCGTGATTTCAAGGGCATGAAGTTCGCGTCGTACTACGTGTGCATCGAATCACGCGAGATTGTGAGCGAGGGCGGCTTCCGCTCGATGCCTTATGCCGTGTCTCGCTACGCTGTGTCGTCTGGTGAGGTGTACGGCCGTGGTCCTGCGCAGATCATCTTGCCAGACGTGAAGATGCTCAACGAGATGAATCGAACCGTGATTCAGGCTGCCCAGCTTGCAGTGCTGCCACCTTTGCTGGCTCATCGCGACGGCATCTTGGACGCCATCCGTTTGACGCCTGCGGCCATCAACTATGGCGGTGTTGACGACAATGGCCGTCAGCTCATTCAAGCCATGGACGTTGGTCAAAACGTGAACATTGGCATGGAGATGATGGACCAGAAGCGTGCGCTCATCAACGACGCGTTTTGGAATACGCTGTTCCAGATTCTGGTTGACACGCCCAACATGACAGCGACCGAGGCAATGCTTCGTGCGCAGGAGAAGGGCGCTCTGTTGGCACCGACGGCCAGCCGTATCGAGTCCGAGTTCTTGAACCCAATGGTCGAGCGTGAGTTGGACATTCTGGCTATGGCCGGTGAGTTGCCACCCATCCCTGACGAGCTGCTGGATTCTGGCGGCTTGTTCGAGGTTGAGTACACGTCGCCTTTGGAGCGTGCCCGTCGCGCCGAGGAAGGTGTGGCCATCCTGCGCACGTTCGAGCAGCTGGCTCCAATCGCTCAGGTGGACCCTAACGTGTACCGTCGTTTCAACATGGGCGAGGCTGCGAAGGTGTTGGCCGACGTCAACGGCGTGCCTGCAAAGATCATGTACAGCGACGACGAGATGGCCGAGCTCGATGCTGCCGAGCAGGCTCAAAACCAGCAACAGCAACTGCTGCAAGCTGCGCCAATCGCTGCCAGTGCTGCGAAGGACTTGGCTCAGGCTCAGTCGTTGGCGGCTGCTGCGCCGAATCAGATGCTTCCAAACATCGGGGCGTAATCTGTGGACCTGTTCACACGTTTTTGGAATCGACGCAATGCATACCGCACTGCGTTTGGCGAGAAGGCTGGCATGACTGTGCTGGCCGACTTGCGCGAGTTCTGTCGTGCCGATTCATCCTGCGTGGTGGTCGGCAAAGATGGGAAAATAGACACGCACGCCACCGTGCTTGCCGAGGGTCGGCGCGAGGTGTGGCTGCGTATTACTGAAACCCTGCAACTAACCGACGAGCAATTGCTCAAACTGAAAGAGAACCACAATGTCTGACGCTCCTGCAACCCCAACCGATACACCCGCAGCACCCGCTGCACCTTTGTCCGCTGCTGCCTCGTTGGCTGGCGACGCTCCTGCCGCTGCGCCTGCCGCACCTGCTGCCGCTGACCCTGCTGCTGCACAACCACCTGCTGGTGACGACGCGCCGCCTTCCGTTGCTTTGCCTGGCAAGGACGCAACGCCTGAGCAATGGGCTGAGTTCTACCGCAACATTGGCGCACCCGAGACTGCGGACGCCTACGAGATTCCTGTGCCTGATGGCGACGATGGCGCGTTTGCCAAGACTGCTGCTGCTTGGTTTAAGGACGCCGGCTTGCTGCCTCAGCAGGCTACCGCCTTGGCATCTAAGTGGAATGAGTTTCAAGGCGCACAAGCTGCTGCCGCCGAGGCCGCTGAGACAGCTCGCCTGCAAGCCTTGGACACCAAGAACCGTGCCGAAGAGACCGCTTTGAAAACCGAGTGGGGTCAAAAGCACGACGAGAACATGGAGCTGGCCAAGCGTGCTGTGCGTCAGTTCCTGCCTTCCGACAAGGCTGGCAACATCATCACCGCGCTTGAGGACCAAATCGGCTACGCTGAAACCATCAAGCTGCTGCACACCATTGGCTCTGGCCTTGGCGAGCACGACGCTGCCGGTCTTGGCCAGCAGTCCGGTGGCAAGAAGTCAGCTGCTGAGATTCTGTACGGCGGCACGTCCAGCAAGTGACGAACCCAAAGCCGTTACCGGAGCAGTTGGGCGAGCGCGTGCCCATGCTCAACCGGTACGGCTTTTTTGTTCGAGCTGGCTACCCGTTTGGCGTCATGCGTCCGCTCGATTACTTCATCGTTCCCGACCGCCTGCGTACACCTGAGATGGTGCGGCAGGCGGTTTGTCGTCGTGCCAAGCGTCATGGCGAGACGTTTCAGACCAAGCGAACGGTGGACGGGATCATGGTTATTCGCATCGCTTGAGTTGACAACGTTGCAAACCGTGTGAAATCGCGCATAGAATTCGCGCACTGTGGTGCTTGAGTGTGCTGCAGCCCATTCGCCGACCGGCGTTAACCCTTTGGAGGTCTAAATGACAACCCTTGCAAACAATGCGCTAACGCTCGCCGATTGGGCAAAGCGCCGTGATCCCGATGATCGCGTATCCACCATCGTTGAGTTGCTCAACCAGACAAACGACATTCTTCAAGACATGTTGTGGGTCGAGGGTAACTTGCCCACTGGCCACCGCACTACCGTGCGCACTGGTCTGCCAGAAGTTGCTTGGCGCAAGCTGAACTATGGCGTTGCCCAATCCAAGAGCACAACCGTGCAAGTGGACGACAGCACCGGCATGTTGGAAGCCTTTGGCCAAGTCGACAAAGACCTCGCCGAGTTGAACGGCAACACCGCGCAGTTCCGTCTGTCTGAGAACATGGCTTTCTTGGAAGCTATGAACCAAGAGATGGCCAGCACGTTGTTCTACGGCAACAGCACAAACGAGCCAGAAGCCTTCACCGGTTTGGCAGTTCGCTACTCTAGCTTGTCCGCTGCAAACGGCCAGAACATCTTGTCAGCCGGTGGCGCAGCCACTTTGACTTCGGTGTATTTGGTTGGTTGGGGTGACAACACCGTTCACGGTATCTATCCAAAGGGCACGACTGCTGGTTTGCAGCACACTGACCTCGGTTTGGACACTGTGACTGACGCTGCTGGTGGCAAGTACCGCGCGTACCAAGACCACTACCAGTGGAAGTGCGGCATGTCTCTGCGCGACTGGCGCTATGTGACTCGTATCGCCAACATCAACATCACTCACTTGGCTGCTCAGTCTGACACGCAAGCGTCTACTGCCGGCACCGAGTTGATCAAGATGATGAGCCGTGCGATCGACCGCATCCCTGCCTTCGGTATGTGCAAGCCTGTGTTCTACATGAACCGCACCGTGTTCTCTCTGTTGCGCGTTATGGCGTTGCAGAAGTCTTCGGGCGCGTTGTCCATCGAGCAGGCAGCCGACCAGTTTGGCAACCCAGTGCGCGGCAACTTGTCGTTCATGGGCATCCCAATCCGTCGCGTTGATTCGATCTTGAACAACGAAACAGCAATCAGCTAATCAGGAGTTCATCATGATCATCGACAAATTACTCGAGCTGTCTGATGCACAAGCGGTCACTTCGACCGCCATCAGCACAAACGTGATCGACACTGCGCCTCAAGGCAACAGCGTCAACACGAACACAACCCGCGACCTCGGCGCTGGTGAAGACTTGTACTTGGTGGTTATCACCAACACTGCCGCGACCGACACTAGCAGCGATGCTACGTTGACCGTGACTTTGGAGTCTGACAGCACCGAAGACTTGGCAACCTCTGCCACTACACATTTCAGCACCGGCGCTTTGGCTTTCGCAGCCTTCTCGCCTGCTGGCACTGTGTTGTGCAAGGCCAAGTTGCCTGCTGGCTCGTATGAGCGTTACGTTGGTGTGCGTTACACCGTTGCCTCTGGTCCTCTGACCGCTGGCAAGTTTGACGCGTTCATCACCAACGGCATCGACGCTCCACGCAGCTACGCTGTTGGTTCGACCATTGTCTAAGGTTAGCCCATGAAGTACCGCGCTACACAGCCTGGCTTCATGGGTTTCCGAGTGCGTGTCGGCGATATCGTGGAAATTGAAGGAGAGCCACCTATCGCCGGTCTCGTGCCAATCGAGGAGCCTGCTGCCGAATCAACACCAGCCGAAGCGACTGAGAAGCCTACCAAGGCGTCAAAGAAGCAGAAGCAGGCGACCGCAGAACCTGTTGCAGAGACGGTACCCGAGGAGCAATCCACGGAGCCTGACGCAACTGGCGACGTAATCTAAGAAGGCCCTTCGGGGCCTTTTTTACTTGGAGCATCAAATGAAAACATTTCAAAAGCCGTGCTTGCCGTTTCTGTATAACTCGAACACTGGCGACATGTGCGGATTCAAAGACCCAGATGGCAGCGAGCAGTTCTTTGCCTTTGCGCCTCGCTTGGGGTTCTTCTACAGCACGCAGGACCAAACGGACGGTGGCGCGACGCCTCTGACGTTCAACAACAGCGCGGTTTCTCGTGGTGTGTCAATCGTGAGCAGCTCAAGCATTCAGGTTGACCGTGCTGGTTTGTATGAGTTTCAGCTATCGATGCAGATTCAAAACTCGGACAACCAAGCGCACAGCTTTGATTTGTGGGGTGTGTTGAACGGTGAAATCATTGCCAACAGCAACTTTTCGTATTCTGTACCGGCCAGCCATGGTGGTGCGCCTGGCCGCCTTGTACCAAGTCAGAACTTCATCTTGCCACTGAATGCTGGCGATCTGGTGCAGATTCACTGGACTACAGACAATGACGCTGTGACGCTGCAAACGACCGCAGCGCAGACTGGGCCAACCCGTCCGGCCACGCCGTCGCTGCTGCTGACGGTGCAAGAACTTGGCGGTTTGGAGGCGTAGGCTAGACCTGAGCAAATAATGGTGCGAAAATCCTGCCAACTCAGGAGTTCCGCCCATGGCATCAAAGGTCGAAATCGCAAACCGTGCGCTCACAAAGCTGGGCGCAGACCGCATCCTCTCGCTGGCTGACCAGACCAAAGAGGCACGCACCCTTAACTCAATGTTCGACACGGTGTTCTACGCCGAGCTGCGTCGTCATCGTTGGAAGTTTGCCGTGGCTCGCACCACGCTGCCTGCTTTGGTTGCGGCTCCTGCTTGGGGCTACCAATACGCGTACACGCTGCCTGCCGACTACCTTGCCTTGGTGCAAGTGAACGACATTCGCGTGCGTGCCACAAAGCAGACCGTGCCGTGGACCATTGAGGGTGGCGAAATTCTGACCGATTTGCCTGCGCCTCTTAAGTTCCGCTACATCAAGAAGATCACCGAGTTCTCGTTGCTCGACCCTCTGTTTGTCGAAGTGTTCGCTTGCAAGCTGGCGCTCGAATGCTGCGAAACGCTGACCCAGTCCACGCAGAAGCGTCAGATGGCTGGCGAGGAGTACAACTTCGCGGTGACTGAGGCTGTGCGCCTTGACGCTGTTGAGACCGAGCCGGACGAGCTGCCAACTGGCACGTGGTTCGATTCGCGTGAGAGCAGCCTTGTCTACTCTGGTACCGTGATCGACGGCACCTTGATCAACATCAGCTCTGGCGTGACGGTCCTATGAGCAAGGCATCCCCAGCAATCACCAACTTCAACTCGGGCGAGTTCTCGCCTTTGCTTGAGGGCCGCATCGATTTCGAGCGTTATGCCAATGGTTGCGTGCTCGTTGAGAACTGGATTCCAACGGTGCAAGGTCCGGCCATCCGTCGCGCTGGCACGCGCTATGTTGCGCCAGTCAAGACTGCGGCCAACAAGGTTCACCTTCACCCGTTCGAGTACTCGGCTGACACGGCTTATGTGATTGAGTTTGGCGACCAGTACATCCGGTTCTACACGAACAACGGCCAGCTTGTGTCTGGCGGCTCTCCTGTTGAGGTGGCCACGCCTTACACGCAGGCAAACCTGTTTAATGCCGACGGCACTTGTCGTTTGCGCTTTGCTCAGTCTGGCGACTTTTTGTACATCACGCACCCGCTGTATCAGCCGCGCGTGTTGAAGCGCACAAGCTCGACCACGTTCACGCTTGATTTGTTTGAGGCCAAGGGTGGCCCGTTCATCGGTACCAATCCCGACGAGACCGTGACCGTGTACGGCTCTGCCGAAACCGGCAACATCACCGTGACGGCTTCGTCTGCCATTTTCCAGTCTGGACACGTTGGTTCGCTGTTCTACATCGAATCGAAAAACGCCGACACCATCCCAGCGTGGGAGGTTAACAAGGCCATCGCTGCAACTGGCGTGCGTCGCCGGTCCGACAGTAAGTACTACGAGGCTATGACCACTGGCACTGGTGGCACGGTCAAGCCTGTGCACTCGTCTGGCGAGCGATACGACGGCGATCCTGGCATCTTGTGGGCGTTCCGTGATGCTGGCTTTGGCTGGGTAAAAATCACCGGCTACACGTCGGCCACGCAAGTGTCGGCCACTGTGCTGTCTCGCTTGCCGTCCGGCTGCGTTGGCTCAGGCAATGCAAGTACTCGTTGGTCACATGGCGCATGGTCTTCCGTTGAGGGTTGGCCATCGTCCGTGGCGTTTTTCCGTGAGCGTCTTTGCTTCGGTCGAAACCAGCGGGTGTGGATGTCGGTTTCTGCTGACTTCTCTGACTTCTCTGGTCAAAACGACGCGGGTGAAGTGACGACCGACATGGCCGTGTCCATTGAGGTGGCCAGCGGTGAGGTGAACGACATTCAATGGCTACACCCTGACAAGCAGCTCATTGCCGGTACCGCTGGTGGTGAGTTTGCTGTGGGTGAGCTTTCGAACGGCGACCCAATTGGCCCAGACAACGTGCAGGCTGTTTTGCAGTCTCGCTTTGGCGTTCGCGCAATGCAGCCCGTTTCCTCTGGTAGCTCGTCGTTGCTCGTGATGCGTGCTGGCTTAAAGCTGCGCGAGTTCACGTTTGATTCTGTGGACTCAGCTTTAAAGGCTCAGGACGTCACCACGATTTCTGAGCACATCACGGCTGGCGGTGTCATCGACATGGACTATGCCAGCGACCCCAATTCTGTTGTGTGGTGTGTTCGCTCTGACGGTTTGCTGCTGGGCTTCACATGGAACAACGAGGAGCAGGTCAAGGGCTGGCACCGTCACCAGCTTGGTGGCAATGGCAAGGTTGAATCCGTGGCCGTCATCCCACGACCTGATGGCACTGGCGATCAGACATGGATGAGCGTGTTGCGCACGATCAATGGATCGACCAAGCGCTACATCGAGTATCTTGAAAACCCGATCAGCTACACCGGTGACCAGAAGGACTCGTTCTATGTTGATTCAGGCCTCACGTACTCAGGCGTGGCGGCGACCACAATTACAGGCTTGTCCCATCTTGAAGGCGCAACTGTTGACGTACTGGCCGATGGAGCGACGCACCCGCAGGTGGTCGTTACTTCTGGCGCTATCGAATTGCAGGTGTCCGCAACAAAGGTGCAAGTTGGCCTGCCATGCCCAGCCAAGTTGAAGACGGTTCGCATTGAGGCCGGTGGCTCTGATGGCACGTCGCAGGGTAAGACCAAGCGCATGCACAAGGTTGCTTTTCGCTTGCTCATGTCAGGCACCATCAAGGTTGGGCCAAATGCAAACAACACGCAGCTTGTTGAGTTCCGTGTGCCTGGTGATGCCATGACCGTTGCGCCACCGTTGTTCACTGGTGACAAGCTGGTGGCATGGCCTTCTGGCTACGAGACCGAGGCGCAAATCTACGTCATGGTTGATCAGCCCACGCCCTGCACGCTGGTGGCCATCTACCCGCAAGTTGTCACGCAGGATTCGCGATGATTCAGATTGTGAAGATGAAGCCCCACCACCTGCGCGAGTTGCGTTTGCAACCGATGCAGGCGGGACTTTCGACGACAATCGCAAGCGAGGAGTACGCGGAGTCTTTGGCCAACACTGACTATGCGTTTGCCGTGCTCGCTGACGGCAGGGTGATTGCCTGTGCTGGGTGCCTTGAGATGTGGGAGAACCGAGCTTATGCGTGGTCCATGATCTCGGCTGATGCTGGTCGTCACTTCTTTGGTTTCATCCGTGCTGTGGATGGTTTTTTAAAGCAGGCACCGTGGCGTCGTATTGAGGCCGCTGTGCAGTCTGATTTTGAGCAGGCGCATCGCATGATTCGCTTGCTGGGTTTCGAGTTTGAGGGCCGCATGCGTGCGTTCTCAGCCGATGGTGTGGATAACGATTTATACGCGAGGGTGCGACATGGCTGATCCAGCAACGCTAATGCTCATCGCTGGCGGCATGCAAGCCGTTGGTGCAATTCAACAAGGCCGCGCGCAAGCTGCCCAGCTTGAAAGTCAGGCACGCGCCGACGACTTCAACGCTGCGATTCAGGCGCAACAGGCCGACGAGGTTGCTCGTCAAGCCAGCCAGCGCGAGGACTTGCAACGCAAGCAGGCCCGTGCATTGATTGGCAAACAGGTGGCTGGTACCGCTCAGGCTGGTTTGAAAATGACCGGCTCTGCGCTGGACCTGCTCAACCAGTCCTACAAGGAATCGGAAGAGGACGCGTTGGCCATTCGCTATGAGGGTGAGTTAAATCGTCAGGGCTTAATGCAGCAATCCGAGCTAACCAAGTTTCAGGCCGCGTCAAATCGCGAGGCTGCCAAGCAGACCAAGCGTGCGTCGTACCTGTCGGCTGCCACTTCCATGGCGTCCGCGTATGCCTACACAAAGATGCCTGGCATGACCACGACTGCTGGCTCGACCGGTACCGGATTGAAGGCTGCCGGCTCTGCTGGTTTTAAACCAACTGGCGGCATCGGCTTGCGCTACTAAGGACAACACATGGCAACAATTCCAGTTTATGAACGTCGCGTCCTGCCTTCTGGCGTTGGCGTGACACCGCGTGCCCAAGGTGCGCAGGTTGCGTCTACCGGCCAAGCTATCGCAGGCGTTGGCCGTGCGCTTGGTCAGTTTGCCGAGCAGGAGATGGAGGACCGTGGTGCGCTTGAGGCGTCTAACGCTTTATCAAAGGGTGACGTGCAATGGCGTGACCAGTTCACCGAGCGTGCAAATGCGTGGAAGCCTGGCGACCCTGACTTGCGCGAGTCCGTGACCAAGGACTTCGACACATGGACCCAAGAGACGGCGAGCAAGCTGCCGACTCGCAAGGCCCAGATGTATTTCCAGCAAAACGCAATCCAAATGAAGAGCCGCCTCGATCGTGAGGCGTTCATGCATCAAGAGCGCACAATCACAAACTCTGTGCTGCAGTCGACGCAAGAAGGCATCGATGCTGACGTGCAGTCCGTGTTTGCGGACCCAAGCCGTCGCGAGGAAATCATTAACCGGCGCGTGGCTGTGATCGAGTCCATTGGCCGCATTGACCCTGCCAAGCGTCGCGAGATTTCGTTGAAGTTTTCCGAGCAGGCCAACATGGCCGCAGAGCAGTCCGAGCTGGCCGCTGACCCAAGTGGGTACTATGCGCGTCGCTTTGGCTCGATGCCAGTTGATGGCGCTGGCGTCTCTGGTTCTGGTGGCTTCAATCATTCGATTGACCTATTGCTAAAGAACGAGGGTGGCTACACCAAGGTGGACGGCACGTCCGGTGCTCCTGCCAACTTCGGTATCAACCAGAAGGCAAACCCAGACATTGACGTCAAAGGCTTGACCCGCGAGAAGGCGGTGGAAATCTACAAGCAGCGCTACTGGGACAAGATCAACGGTGACGCGCTGCCGCCTGAGCTGCAAGCTACCGCCATGGATGCGGCTGCCAATCAGGGCGTGGCCAATGCGAACAAGTGGATTGCCGAATCTGGCGGCGACCCTGTGCGCTTCAATGAGTTGCGTCGCGCTCACTACGAGTCGCTGATCGCGTCTGGCAAGTACACCGAGGCAGAAGGCAAGTCGTGGATGCGTCGCTTGTCTGCCCACGAGAAAGCCTCGGCTGGCGCGTTGCCGTCGGCTGATGATGCCGTCATGCCCACGTCGCCTGGCTCGTTCATGGCGTTGTCGTATGACAAGCGTTTGCAGTTGCGTCGTGCGGCTGATTCGGCCATCAAGCAAAACACCGCTGTGGCTGCGCAGGCTTTGCGTGGCCGGTTGGCTGATTCATCTGCCATGGCCAAGGACGGTATCTTGGACCCTCAGCCGTTGACCGCTGAGTCGTTTGCTCCTCTTGGCGTTGATGGTGCTGTGGCGTTTGCCGAGTACACGCGCACGCAGCAGCTTGCTCGCGACGTGTCGTCGTTCAAAGGTGCCGACAATCGCACGCTTGAGGCTGTTGCCTCTGGTGGTGTCGTTCGTGCTGTGGCTGGTGCTGGCTATGCCGCTGAGGATGCTCGCGACAAGGTGCGCCAACAAGCGGCTGCGTCAATCCTGCAACAGCGCAATGCAGACCCTGCTGGCTACGCGGCCAAGAACGTTCCGGCAGTCACTGAGTCCATGCGCTCGATGCTGAATGCCAAGACGCCCGAGGAGCAGGCTGTGGCAACGCAGGCGTTTACCCGTCAAACGTTGGCGGCTCAGCAAACCATGGGCGTGCGCAATCCGCGCGTGCTGTCAAAGGCTGCTGTGGACGACTTGGGTGTTCGTATTGCCAAAGGCGACGAATCTGCCGCTGACCTGACCGCTGCGCTTGAGGCTCAGTATGGCAAGCAGTACTTCCCGATGGTGATGCGTGAGCTCATGCAGGACAGCAAGTTGCCACCGGCCATGATGATCATTCCTGACCTGCCTGCTGCTGATGCGCGTGAGACCGTTTCTCGTCTGTCTGCCGTCAAGCGTTCGGACTTGGATGCTGGCGTTGATGCTGGCATGTTGAAGGATATCAAGGCCAAGGTCACTGACCACATCGCCGAGTTCCGTTTGTCGGCTGGTCCGATTGGCAAGGCTGGCGCTGAGCAAATGTCGGCCTATCAGGAAATGATGGAGCGTGTTGCGATTGACTTTGCCGCGCGTGGTGTGCACAAGAACGGCGGCGCTGCTGCTGATGCTGCTCGCCAGATGCTGATTGGCAAGTACCAATTCGACGGCACCTTGCGTATGCCTGCTGGCGTCAGTCCTGGCGCTGTCACTGGTGGCCTGAGCAAGACTTTGCAAAGCACGGTGCTGCCTGCGCTGACTGAGACGGACGTTCCTGTGGATATCACGGGCGCTCGCACCGGTACCGAGGCGCTGATCGAATGGCGCAATTCTGTGGCATCGCGTCACTTCTGGCTTGCCAACAACGACACCACGGCTGCCCAGCTCTGGGTTAAAGGTAAAAACGGCGAGTTCTTCCGTGTCATGCAAAACGGGCAGCAGGTAGAAGTTCCGTTCGATGCTGCAACAAACATGGCCGAGTTGGCCGCTCAGCCGCATAATAGGGCCAGAGCTGCGCAGCGCACTTACCGCGAGTCTTTGGCCGCTGGTACCCGCAAGATTGAGCAGCAAATGCAACAAGCCAAATAAGAGGCGTCATGACCCTGTACTTCGACCAAGGCGGTACCGACCGCGTAACACTTCAAGACATCGAGCCATCGTTTGGCACCAAGATGGGCGCTGCTGTTGACGAGGCTTGGTTGGAGTCGTATGGCCCAACGGCTGCGGACTGGGTGAACAAGAAGCGCCAAGGCGGCGAGCCTCTGTCTGCTGTTGCCGCTGCCGAGAAAATCAAAGGCTCAGGCCTTGCTGTGTCTCTCAAGCCGAAGGACAACGAGTACACCGACGCACAGCTTGATGTGGTGCTTGGTCGTCAACGTGAGCTGACCATTGCTAAGGATGTGCGCGATCGCACGCCGTGGGACATGGGCTCTGCTGTTCGTGGCGTTGCCATGTTTGGCGCTGGCTTGGCTGACCCGATCAACTTGGCCACCGCGTTTGTGCCTTGGACCCGTGCCGTTGGCGCTGCCCGTAGCCTTGAGGCTGCTCGCTTGTCGTCGTCGGCCATGACCCGTTTTGGCGGTCGTGCTGGTTTGGGTGCCATTGATGCTGGCATTTCGACTGCTGCGCTTGAGCCGCTCTACGCTGGTATGCGTCGCAGCTTGGGCGATGACTACGATTCCATGGACTCTGTGGCCAACATCGCTTTTGGCACTGCCTTCGGTGGCGGCGTGCTTGGTCTTGGTGGTGTGGGTGTGGACGCGTTCAGAAAGGCCACAGGGCGCGTTTTGCCGTCGGCTAGGTTCAAAGGTATGTCCACGGACGATATCGAGCTTGTAACCGGCTTAGAACGCGAAATCGCAACGGGTATGGATGCTCGCGACGTTGCTCGCGTGCTGGAGACGTACACGCCCGAAATGCGCAAGGCTATGGGTTTCCCTGATGCCGACGCGTCGCTTGACGTTATCGTGCCACCGGCTGGCATGGTCACTGGCAACGACGCCCGTGTGAAGGTTGGCGAAACATACGAGCCTGCGCAGTGGGCCGTGGTGGATGCTGACCAGCTCACCGCCACAATCGACAAAGCCGACAACCAGTTCCGCGACCGCAATCGTGCCGCGTATCAGGCCGAGCTGCAAACCCGTGCAAACAACCTAGACCCGTCGTTGCTGCTGTCTGTGGACAACCCACTCATGGACGTTGGCACGCCGACGATTGCCATGGATGGCCGCATCATTGGTGGCAATGGCCGCACGCTGTTCATCCAACGCGCGTATGAAATCGGCAAGGGTGAGGATTACCGCGCTGCCTTGTTGGCGAAATTGCAGGAGCTCGGCATCGACCCTGCCCAAGCGCAAGGTATCAAGCGCCCAGTGCTGGTCCGTCGCTTTACGCGTCAGGTTGACGTCAAGAAGGCAGCCATGCTGTCAAACGAGGGCGGCTCCACTGCCATGTCTGCTTTGGAGCAGGCCAAGGTTGACGCTGAGCGTTTGTCTGACATTCGTTTGGAATCGGACGCGGACGGCAACTTCAACGTGGCAGGCAATCGCGCGGCCATCCGTCGCTGGCTTGAGGCTGTGCCGGACGGTGAGCGAAACGAGCTCATGTCGGCTGACGGCATGCTGTCTTCGGCTGGCTTGCAGCGTTTGCGCAACGCTTCCCTGTTCCGTGCGTATGGCGACTCGCCTGTTCTGGAGCGTTTGGTCGAGTCCACCAACGTGGGCAGCCGCAACGTTGCCTCTGCGCTGGCTCGCACTGTTGGTGTTGTTGCCGACGCTGAGGCTGGCATCGGTCGTGGCGAGTTGTACGCGCTGTCGATCTCGGATGACATTCGCATGGCGGTGGAGCAGTTCGAGAACTTGCGCCAGATGGCTATGCCGGTTGACGCCTACTTGGCCCAGCAGGACGCCTTGGGCGACGCGTTGACCGAAGAAGCCCGTTTGCTTTTAAGCGTGCTTGGCCGTCACATCACCAGCTCACGCCGGATTGCCGACGTGATTTCTGGGTATTACGACCGCCTTCAAGACTTGGGCAACCCGTCGCAGGCTGACATTTTTGGCGACGTGATGACACCCGACAAGGGCCGCATGTTGCAAGACGCGATCACCGAGATGGAGTCGCGCATGGACACGGCTGCCGAGGTGGTGGAGAAAATCGAGCCAGAAACCCGTGAGGCTGCCATGCGTGCTGGCATCTCGCAGATGGCCGATGGCCGCGTTGTGGACGTTGCTGCCATCATCAAGACCGACCCTGCTGCTGGTGGTACCGCCACGGCTCAGGACTTGCAAGCTGCGGCAAACCAAAACCAACGCCCTGAATCCTTGCGCGTTGCTGACTTCGAGGCAAGTGCTGCGATCGACGCAGAAAACGCTGCGGCTCCTAAGTGGTCCGGCGTGGCCGACGCGCAGGCTGCAATGGACGAGGCCGACGCAATGCTGGCCGACACAATCAAGGCTGGCGACCAAGCGTTTAAGTACTCACGCGGCGAAGCGCCTGGCCAAAAGAAGGCCACGGTCTGGCAAGGCACCACGGCGCGTTTTGCTGCTGAGCGTGACAACCCACTGGGCATGTTCCGCTGGGACAAAATTAACAGCGAGTTTGGCGAGCAGGCGCAAGCGTTTGGCTATGGCCACTATCTTGCCCAGCAGGCGTGGGTGTCTCAGACGCGGTACCGTCAGCGTTTGACTGAGCGTCGTTTGGCGCAGGGCCGCTCGTATGAGGTTCCTGATGGTGCTGGTGGTACGTTGATCTTGAACTTGATCACGAGTGCCAAGACCTACGTGATGCCGGACGGCACGCTGGTGCACCGCAATCAGAAGGACCAGAAGCTGTCGGCTAAGGCTGTGGCGATTCAGCAGGTCCGTGAGTTTGGCTATGAAAGCGCCATGCGCAGTTTTGAAAGCCGGATTACGTCTCTTGAAAAAGATATCGACCGTGGTGGCCGTGGCTTCTATCTGTCCAAGTCTGACGGCGAGTACTTGGTTCTTGACCCAGACGGCAAGGAGTTCTCAAGCGAGCGATTCGCCACACAAGAGGAGGCGATGGTCGCTGCTGACCAGTACAACGTCGGCTTCCGTAAAAAAGGCGGCAATGCAACGCCAGAGGCTTTGGAGCGCATGCGCAACGAGTTGGCTGGTTTGCGTCTTGCCAAGGCTGCGGTTGAGGAGGTGACGTTTGCCACGCCTGTGACCTATGACGAGGCTCGCCTTGAGGGCGAGTTTGCCGATTCCAGTTTCTACATCGACAACGACCCGTTGCGTGGCGGCGCTGATTTGTATGTGCAAAATTCGCCATTTGGCTTTGGCAACAAGAACTTTGCAAGCGTCGACGAGGCTGTGCAGTTCATCCGTGACAACGCTGGCCGCGAGTTAAATCCTGCGATCACTGACTACATGCCACCCGTGCCGGACGACCTGCGTTTGCGCGTCATGGCTGGTGGGCAGGAAATCACGAGCAACCTGAGCTTGTACATCGAGCGCGAGGCCGACGTGAGTTCTGGCCGCGTGCTGCCTGAGAACATCGGCAAAGAGGCAACGCCTCGCACGAGCACGATCAAGGGTGTGAACAAGGTTGTGCAGCTCGATATGCTGCTTGAGCGTTTGAACAACGAGCAGGCCGAGAAGTTTGTGGATGGCCGTCAGGCTGCAATCACTGAGCTGGAGCAGCTCATCTCCAATGGCGTGACTGAGTCCACCGTCGAGCTGCCTGGCAGTTTGTACCGCGCTGAAATCCCAGAGGATGCGTTTGCTCGCATGCTGCTTTGGGAGGAGCCAATGGGCAACCAAGCGCCAGAGGTGCAGGAGCTGTTTGCGGACTTGGGCCTTGCTCCATTCGATCCACCTGTGTGGCAGCCTGTTGATGGCGGCTTCGAGATCGACCGTGGTGTGTCTGGGCGCGTCACCGTCAAAGAGCTCAAACAGCCAAGCGTGCAGGCCATCCTTGACCAGTACGGCTACCAAATCTATGAGGCTCCTGCTGGCAGTCCTGATGAATGGGCGTTCCAGTTTAAGGACGGCTCGATCACCTACTACAGCACGCTGACCGACGCCGAGGCCGTGGCCATCCGTGAATGGGAGGTTGACTCTGGTGCTGAGGACGGTCGCTTTGCGTTCTATCGCCAAGGCAACCTTGCTGGCAACTACGCCACCATGGACGAGGCCAAGGCTGCCGCTATGGACTGGCTGGGCGTGTCCGACTACACGGGTGAGTACGCTTACCGCTGGTTGGTGGACCAAATCAATTCAGGTGAGTTTGGCGACGAGCTGGCTGACCCAATCATGGAGGCTCATTACGAAATTGCCACGCGTCGCTTCCCTGATGAAAACCCAATCGAGGCCATGGACTTGGCCAACTACGAGCCGAGCCCAGAAGAGGTGGCGTCCGTCATCCTGAGCAACAACGGTGTGCCTGGCCACTTGTTCTTCGACGGTCAGTCTCGTGCGGCTGGCCAAGGTGCTTACAACCTTGTGGTGTACGCCGACAACGTGGCCAAGATCGTTGATCGTTATGCCCGTCAAACTGGCGAGCTGTTGCGTGCAACCGACAACCCTGCCGACATGGTTCAGGCGTTGCGCTTGTCGTTTGGCGATTCGACAGAGGCTTTGCTCGATGCAGGCCTTGTGCGCGTTGTGTCCACGCCGGACGACATTCCTGGCGGTCCGCATCCTGCCGACGTCAAGGCGGCAACTGCGCCGAATGGCTTGGTCTACATGGTGGCGTCTAATCTCAGCGTGGCAGAAGCCAAGGGCATCATGCTGCACGAGGTTGGCGTTCACGTTGGCATGGAGCAAATGCTTGGACGTGATGTGTTCGACGAAGTACTTGGCCAGCTTGACGACGCCATTGCTCGTGGCGAAGACTGGGCGCAGCGTGCTCGCTCGTCGGTACCGGCTGACACCGCTGCCAGCTTGGTGCGTGAGGAGCAATTGGCTTATCTGGTGCAAAACGCGCCGGAGCTGCCAATCGTTCAGCGCATCATTGCTGCTGTGCGTGCTTGGGCGTACCGCACGTTTGAGTCTGCGCGTGGTCGCTTCCAGCTTACCGAGGCCGACTTCCGTGCTTTGGCTGTGTCTGCTTTGCACGCTGCCGCACGCAACGAGCAGGTGAGTGCACAAGGTTTGTCGCCTGCGTTCTCGCGTGACCTGAAACAAACGGCCACACGCGCGTTCCGTGAGTGGTTTGGTAAGTCCGAGCTGATCGATTCTGCTGGCGACCCGTTGGTGATGTACCACGGCACGTCTGAGAGCTTGGAGTCTGTGGACCTTGGACGCGCTGGCTCCGCCACCGACATGGGCAACATGGGCACCGGCTTCTATGTCACGCCCGAGGACTTCATCGCCGAGACCTACGCACGCATGGCAGGTGGTGACCGCGTTGTGATGCCGCTGTTTGTTCGTGCCGAGAACGTGCTCAAGCTGGGCACGATGGACGAGAACTACATCGCTGCCGTGACGCGTTTGACCGACGAATGGGGCATGCAAAACAAGCCGCAGTTCGACGGTACCAAGCAAAAAAACAAGGCATGGGCGGACGAGTTCGCTGCTGCCGCTCAGGCGCGTGGATTCGACGCTGTTGGCGCGTACACGCCTGCCGGTGAGCTTTTCCAGTTGGCCGTGTTCCGTGAGGATGCTGTAAAGCACGCCACTGAAAACACCGGCCAGTTCTCGCCTACCGACAAACGCTTGCGCTACTCACGCGGTGAGACGCCTGACAACGCTGGCGAAAACCCTGAGATGAAGGCTGCCGACGCCAAGGTGGAGCGTGCCAAGTCGTATGCCAAGGTGTTGCGTGCGGCGGCCGACAAGCTGGACAACGACGCCGAGGCTGTGGCCGCGATGAAGTCGCAAGTGCCTGACTTGATGCCCGAGGAAATCGACGACCTCTTGGGCCAGCTTCGCAAGCAAGTGCAAGGCCTGCGTGGCGTGACGCGTTCTGTGCGTGATGCCATGGGCGCTGAGGATGCTGCGTCAGGTATGCAGACCGAGGCAATGCGTGCGGCTGACATGCTGGCGAACAACTTGGAGATGGCCGCTGTCATCGAGCGTCGCAACACGGCGCTCAACATGAACGTGCGCTTGAAGGCCGCGTCGTTTGTCAACCAGTACAAGTCGAAGGGCTTGGATTTTGAGGGCTTTGCTGCCCTGCTGGTTGGCTCTCAGCGTGTGCGTGCTGGTGCTCGTGTTTCGGTTGATGCTGAGTACAAGGGCTTCCGTGGCGAGTTCTTGGGTGGCATGATTGCCGACATTGAGAAGCTGGGCCTGATGCGCGAGTTCGTGTCTGGCGTGTTCGACCGCGATGTGTACGACGCTCTGTGGCGTCTTGGCCAAGAGAAGCCGGACCTCACCGGTTTGTCGCCACAAGCTGTGCAGTTGGCCGAGATCGTCAACAAGTACCAGACCACCGCGCGGAACCGTCGCAATCGCTTTGGCGCTTGGATTCGTGACCTGCAAGGCTACATCACGCGTCAGTCTCACGACATGTTCAAAATCCGCGAGGCCACTGACGCCGAGTGGGTGGACTTCGTGAAGGACAAGCTGGACTTGCCCAAGATGATGCGTCTTGGCTTGATCAGCGAAACGGACCCGATGGGCTCGTTGCGTGCTTTGTACGACGACTTTGCTGCCGGTGTGCACATGAAGTCGAACCCGCTGGAGGAGGACACCGTCGCCATGGGTAAGGGCTCGAACCTGGCCAAGCGCGAGTCGGTGAGCCGTGCGCTGTACTTCAAGGACGGCGTGGCCGCGTATGAGTACAACCAGCGCTTTGGTATGGGCACCTTGGCCGAGTCTGTTGTGACCGGTTTGGACCGCTCTGCCTCTGCTGCTGCGCTGTTGAAAACCTTGGGCACCAACCCAGAGGCAACGCTCACGCGCCTGATGGACGAGTACGAGAACAGCTTGGTGGCGGACCCTGTGCGTCGCGCCAAGTTCCGCGAGCGTCGCGGTGCGATTCTGAATCTATTGGCTCAGGTCGATGGTTCGGTGAACATCCCTGGCGACGTGACGGCTGCCAAGATCAGCTCGTTCGCTCGTTCATGGATGAGCATGGCTAAGCTGGGCGGTGCGCTTGTTTCCTCTGTGTCCGACTTGGCTGGCTACGCTGCCGAGCTGCGCTACTCTGAGGGCAAGAACATGTTTGAGGGCGTGCTCGATGGCATGAGCCGTCTGACCGAGGGACGTGCCAAGAACGAGAAGTCCGACATTGTGTCTTCGCTCGGCGTGTTCCACGAGTCCGTGGCTGGTGCTGTCAGCGCCCGTTTCGACAATCCTGATCTGGTGGCCGGCAAGATGGCCGCAGCGATGCAGCAGTTCTTCAAGCTCAACGGTTTGAACTGGTGGACCGAGACCCTGCGCGATGGCGCTGCCTTGCAGCATTCGCACTACATGGCGTTGCAGGCTGGCAAGAAGTTCGACGGCTTGGACCCCGAGCTGCAGCGCCTGCTCACGCTCTACAACATCGACGCGAAGAAGTGGGACTTGTTGCGCATCGGCACCATGCAAATGGCCGACGGTCGCGCCTACATGACGCCCGAGGCTTTGCGCACCGTGCCGCGTGCTGCGCTGGAGAACTACATCACCGAGGTTGGCCGCACTGTCAGCGATGCGTCTGTGGCGAACTTGCTGGACGACTTGTCGCAGGCCTTGCGCGTGATGGCCGTTGACCGTGCCCACCATGCCGTGCTGGAGCCAAGTGCTCGCTCGCGTGCGTGGATGCTGCGTGGCTCGCGTCCTGGCACTGTGCAAGGCGAGCTGCTGCGCTTCATTGGCCAGTTCAAATCATTTAGTGTTGCCATGACCCAGATGGTCCTTGGCCGCGAGGTTTACGGCCGTGGCTATGACACCGTTGGCGAGTACATCAAGAACGGGCGCGGCGACATGGTTGGTCTGGCTTCCATGATTGGCATGTACGGTGCGCTTGGTTATGCGGCTATGGCTGGCAAGGACTTGCTCAAAGGCCGCGAGCCTCGTGACCCGACGGACCCCAAGACCATCGTGGCCGCGCTGGCTCAGGGTGGCGGCTTGGGCATCTACGGTGACTTCCTGTTTGGCGAGTACTCGCGCATGGGTCGCACCTTCACATCGTCGCTGGCCGGTCCTGTGATTGGCAACCTCGACACGTTGACCGACTTGTGGACGCGCCTACGCAATGGCGACGACGTGGCTGCGGCTTCGTTCAAGGCTTTGCTGGACAACACGCCGTTCTTGAATCTGTATTGGATTCGACCGTTGCTGGACTACATGGTGCTGTACCGCATTCAGGAATCGCTGAATCCTGGGTTCTTGCGCCGGATGGAGCGCCGAATCGAGCGCGAGAACGGTCAGTCATATATCTTGCCGCCGTCACAGGTAGCGTTCTAAAATACCGCAAACACAGGAGTCGCGATGACCGTTTCTACCACCACCGCAAAGTCAGGGCCTTATGCTGGCTCTGGCACGACGGGCCCATTCACCGTAGGGTTTCGTTTTCTCGAAAACTCTCACATCTTGGTCGTGAAGAACGTGGCCGGTGTTGAGACAAACTTGGCCCTCGACACCGATTACACCGTCACTGGTGCTGGCGCTTCGTCCGGCTCTGTGACGCTGGCGACGGCTTTGGCCACTGGTCAAACGCTGACCATTGTGCGTAACGTGCCAACCACGCAAGAGACGGACTATGTTGCTGGCGATTCGTTCCCAGCCGAGTCGCACGAGCGTGCGTTGGATCAGCTCACCATGATTGCTCAGCAGCTCAAGGAAGAAGTGGACCGCTCGGCCAAGTTGCCGGTGTCGAGTACTGCTGACGCTGATTCATTGGTGGCTGACATTGTTCGCTTGGCTGACAGCGCCGACGAGATCGATGCTGTGGCCGACATTGAGGCGTCCGTCGTGACCGTTGCTGGCATCGATTCAGAGGTGGCAACTGTCGCCGGTATCGCTGCAAACGTCACCACGGTGGCCGGTGTATCTACCAACGTCACAACTGTGGCCGGTATCAGCTCGAACGTGACCACTGTCGCTGGCGTGGCGTCGAACGTCACCACGGTTGCAGGCGTGTCGTCTGCTGTGACAACGGTTGCTGGCATCTCTGCTGCGGTGTCTACCGTGGCTGCTGACGGTACCGACATTGGTGCTGTTGCCGCCATTTCTGCCGACGTGCAGGCTGTGGCCGATATTGCCGCTGATGTGTCTGCCGTTGAGAACATTGCGTCCAACGTGACGACGGTCGCTGGCATTGCCGCCAACGTGACGACCGTGGCTGGTATTTCTGCCGCTGTGAGCACGGTGGCCACAAACGCTGCGGCTGTGAGCACGGTGTCGACAAACATTGCATCGGTAAACAGCGCGGCCACAAACATGGCGGCCATCATTGCTGCGCCAACCGAGGCGTCAAACGCTGCGGCCAGTGCTGTGTCTGCCGCAAACTCTGCGGCTTCTGCTGCTACTGCGCTTGACAGTTTTGACGACCGTTATTTGGGTAGCAAGTCTTCTGACCCAACGCTCGACAACGATGGCAACGCGTTGATCACCGGCGCGTTGTACTACAGCACCAGCACGCAAAGCATGAAGGTCTACGACGGTGCAAACTGGATCACGGCCACGGCTGCCGGCACGACTTCGATGCTGGTCTACAAGTACGTGGCAACTGCTGGCCAGACAACGTTCAGCGGTGCTGCAACTGTTGGCGGCACCATGTCGTACACCAGCGGCAACATCATCGTGTTCTTGAACGGCGCGTCATTGGATAGCACGGACTACACCGCAACGAACGGTACAAGCGTTGTGCTTAGCTCTGCTGCTTCGTTGAATGACGAGCTGGTGGTGGTTGCGTTTAAGTCGTTCACTGTTGCTGACACCTACACGCAGTCGCAGGTAGATGCCTTTGCAGTAAAGCTCACTGGTGACCAAACTGTTGCTGGGGTTAAGACGTTCAGCTCGGCTCCTGTGTTGCCTGCTGCTTCTATTCCTCAAGCGGCTTTGGCTGCAAACGTGGCGGGTAATGGGCCTGCGTTTAGTGCTTACCGAGCAACAAGTCAAAGCATTAGTAGTGCAACTTGGACAAAGGTTCAATGCGCGACAGAAGAATTTGATACCAATAGCAACTACGATAACGCCACTAACTATCGCTTTACTCCAACAGTCGCTGGATACTACCAAGTTAGTGGAACAATTGATTCAACCGCATCTGCTGCTTATACGCAAGCTGGTGTTTCAATTTATAAAAACGGGACTATTTTTAAGCGAGGCTCGTTTTCTAATATTGGTCTCAATTGCAATGTGTCATCTCTAGTCTATCTTAATGGTTCAACAGACTATGTTGAGCTGTATGCTTTTATCACAGGCACTTCTGTGAATATAGGAAGTGGTCAAGCGAATACATTTTTCCAAGCAGCAATGATTCGGAGCGCATAACATGACACTCTACGACAAAATAAAAGCAATCTATCCTGAACTGCAAGACGCAGACTTCTTGGACACCATTCGCTTGCAAAACGACAGCGATGGCAACGGTGACTACATTGCTGCATGGAACCACCCAACACTGGCTCGCCCAACTGACGAACAACTAAACGAGGTAACAGCATGAGCAACGCAAGAGAACTATCCGAACTCGCTGGTAGCTACGGCACTGGCGGGTTTGTGGGGATGAAGAACCGCATCATCAACGGTGCGATGATGATTGACCAGCGTAATGCGGGGGCCAGTATTACGCCTACAACATCCGGCACATGGTATGGCGTTGACAGGTGGCAGGCTTCCGTTACTCAATCTAGCAAGTTCACATTACAACAGTCAACTGATGCACCGACGGGTTTTAAAAACTCACTCAAGGTGACTTCATCATCTGCTTATTCAGTAACAGGTAATGATTATTTTGCTTTATTGCAACAAATTGAAGGCTATAACGTAGCTGACTGTGGTTTTGGTACTGCTAGTGCCAAAACAGTTACGTTATCTTTTTGGGTCAAGTCTTCTTTGACAGGCTCATTTGGAGGTTCTCTTGAGAACTACGCACAAAACCGATGCTACTCATTTGCTTACACAGTAAGTGCGGCGAACACTTGGGAATACAAAACAGTAACAGTTGCTGGCGATACTACTGGAACTTGGAATACTGATAACACAGGCGGCTTGCTTGTTTGGTTTGGGCTTGGTGCATCAGGCACTCGCGTTGGAACTGCTGGCGCGTGGGGTACTCAAAGCGGCTCTGGATTGCAACCAACTGGCACTGTCTCTGTTGTCGGAACAAGCGGAGCCACCTTCTACATCACTGGCGTTCAAATCGAAGTCGGCACTGTAGCCACATCGTTTGACTTCCGTTCAATGGGTACTGAGTTGGCTTTGTGTCAGCGGTATTACGAGAAGAGCTACAACACTGACGTTGCCGTTGGTGCGGGTAGTAGTCCCGGCATGAGTGGCGGTCCGGCTGTTCTTTACGCAGCAGGTAGTCTTCTTTACAGTAATTCAGTGTTTTTCAAAGTGACAAAAAGAGCAACACCGTCAATCTCAGCATGGTCTTATACGGGCGTGTCTGGACAGTGGCATTACGGCATTGCTGGTTCTAGCGAGGGTCTAAGTAATGTGGCATTTATTGATATTGGAATGACTGGCTTTAGGGCGTATCAGACATCTGTACCGGCAGGGCAAAATACATCTTATGGTCAATGGGCAGCTTCTGCTGAACTCTAATGGAAAACACTATGTACCAACTTCAACCAGACACATGGCAAGGCCCAGCTCAGTGCGTCAAACACCTTGCTGACAACGCCTTCATCCCATTCGATGAAGCCAACACAGACTACCAAGCCTATTTGAAATGGCTGGAAGAAGGCAACACGCCTGAACCAGCAGACGAGGTGGCTTGATGGACAACCAGCAACTATTTAATCTGGTGGTCAGCGTTGCTGGCTTCTTGGCGGTCTACACGCTCAACAACTTAACGCGCAAGATTCAGCGGCTTGAGGACGAGCTTAAAACTCTGCCTCACGACTATGTGCAGAAGGACGACTATCGCGCTGACATGCGTGACGTGAAAGACCTGCTAAAGCAAATCTTCGACAAGCTGGACGGCAAGGCCGACAAGTGATGTGGGTCCAGAAATCATGCTCGCTCTGCAAGCAATGCGTGCTGCGTACAGCGGCATTCAGTATTGCTGCGATGCGTTGCGTGAAGGCTCTGTTGAAATCCAGCGCGTCAAGAAAACGGTTAATGGCGGTGTCGCTGATGCCAAGAAGATTTATGCAGAAGTCACTGGCATCTGGGGGTGGATTAAATCCCTACTTGGTGCGCCTGCAAAACCTAGCGCGAGCGTTGTCGCCGAGCCAGCAGCATCCACCAAACAAGCCGAGCCAGCTAAGCGTGGCAAGTCAAAAAAAGATGACGGCTACGTCGATCACATCCCAACACAAGATGAAGTCGTGCAGCAGTTCATCGGGCACATGGGTGAGTGGTTCGATAACTACTCAACCCTAAAAGCATTTGCAGAGAAGCGTTACGCCGAAGTTTTTGGAAAGGACGAGATCAACCCAAAAGAAGTGCTGGAGCTGACGCAGTTGCAAGCCGAGCTGGATGCTGCCTACCCAACGCTGCGCACCTTGATGGGTGGCGCTCCTTGGCAGTTGGGCCCGATCTGGTCGCAGTTTCAAGAGATGCAGGACAAGGTTAAGGCTGGGCAGGCCGCTCGCCAGATGAAGGCCAAGCGCGAGAAGGCGTGGCGTGAGGCAAGGGCCGAGAAGCTGCGCCATGATCGCATCGACCGCAACGTGGCCGTGTTCTTCACTGCGTTTGTCATCGCCTACTTTTGGTTGTTGCTCGGTATCATTGCCAATGTCTAAACCAGATAACCTCGGAATCATCGTTTTCTTGGGTGTGCTCGTCATGTGCTTGTGCACCGTGGTGTTCATCTTGGTGTTGGACAACTACAAGAAGGACGGACAATTCAAACATCAGCAGCGCGAGTCCGAGCGTGCTGCGTTGGCGTTGCGCGAGAGCCGTGAGAAGCTGGAGCGTTTATTGAAAGCGGTGCAGGACACCGAGAAAGGCGAGAAATGAAAGAGTTATTGCAGCAGTGGATCAACCGACCAAAGCTAACCGAGGAAGAGATCGAGGTGCGCACATGGTCGTTCGTCGTTCGTTCGATCACTTGCATGGTGATGATCATTGCATTCGGTGTGCTCTGGCTCATCGGCTTTGAAGAGCAAACCGGCGAGCTGGCCCCAATCGACGCCGTGTTCCTCGAAATCCTGAAAGCGATTGCCTTCATGGGGGTTGGTGCAATGGGTGCTATCTCTGGCCGCAAGGGTGGTGGTACTAAGCCTGAAGCTGGTGCTGAGTGATGGACAGCCTGCTTAAGCTGCTCGGGAGCGCTGCTCCTGCGCTGGCCACTGCGGTGGCTGGCCCGATGGGCGGCATGGCTGTTAAGGCTATCGCTGACAAGCTTGGCGTTCCTGCTTCCATTGGTGAGGTGACTAAGGCTTTGGAGGCTGACCCATCGTTGGCTTTGAAGCTCAAGGAAATCGACACCAAGGCGTTCGAGGTTGAGCAGCAAAACGTCAGCGACCGTTGGAAGGCCGACATGGCCAGCGACTCATGGCTGTCTAAAAACATTCGTCCTATGACGCTGGTGTATCTGCTGACCGCCTACCTTGGTATGGCTGTGGCTGATGGCTTCGGCTTTGAGATTTCTGAATCCTACGTGACCCTGCTTGGCCAGTGGGGAATGCTCGTTATGGGCGCGTATTTTGGTGGCCGCACCGCAGAGAAAATCATGGAGAAACGTAAATGACAAACCTAACCCCAAACTTCACGCTTGAAGAGCTGACACACACCGACCATCGCGAGCTGGACAACACGCCCACCACCAGTGAGCGTTGCATCATCGACGGCAAGGAGGTGATGGTGAATGCCTACGAGAACCTGCCACGCCTGGCCAACTTTCTTGAGCAGTTAAAGGTCATCTTGGGTGGCAAGCCCATCATGGTGAACAGCGCGTTTCGCTCTGAGGCTGTGAACACGGCTGTTGGCTCAAAGAACACCAGCGATCACCGTCGCGGTTGTGCTGCTGACATTCGAGTGCCTGGCATGACGCCTGACGAAGTGGTGAAGGCAATCATCGCCAGCGAGCTTCCTTACCAACAGGTGATTCGTGAGTTTGATCGCTGGACCCACGTGGCCATCACAACGAACGACAGCGACGTGCCCAAGAAGTCGAAGCTCATCATCGACAAGCAAGGCACACGCGCCTACGCTTGATCGTCGTGGTTGTAGATGTCGCGGGTTAAAAACCAGCACATCACGCCAACGCTGAGGCCTGCTGCAACGAAGATCAACGCGATCAACGTCAGCAGGCTTTTTGCTTCCTCGCTCATTTCTTTTTCTTCTTGGTTGTGTTGGCGGTACCGGCTTTGCTGTAGTACGTGATCTCGCGTGGCGCTAAGCTGACGCGCTGCGTCTTTGGGAATGCGCTGATGGTGTTGACTGATGTGCCTGCGACCGACTCGCGTTGCACTTTGGATCGTGCGCCGTACATGCGTCCGTTCTCTGCTTGCGTTGATTCGTTGCGCATCTTGGTCATGAACTCAGGCATGTGCGTGGCCACGTAGGCGGGGTGGAATGCGTTGATGATTGTTGTCATGGTTTACTCTCTGTGGTCTCGTAGGTATGCAGCCGTGCTTGCTGCGGTGTCGCCGAATGGCATGCTCTCGAATTCCTTGGCGGCTTGCTCCAGTGCGCCATTCCAGCCGGACAGAAACACAAGCCATGCAGCGTCTGTTGGCTTCAAGCCGAAGTCGCCATAAAGTTTTTCGAAGAGGTGGCGTGCTGGGGTGGTCATGTGTTTTCCTTTGAAATAAAGCCAAGGCCTATGCCTGCAATAAAGCATCCGACGCTGTGCAGCGCAACGCTATCAAACAAGACAGCCATTGACACGCCGGTGAGAAAAATAAGGACGCCGTTGCGAATCATGTGCGGTCTTTCAGTGTGGAAAATATTACGTTATGGCAGCGCGTGCACATCCACCAGTGTGTGTTTGTTTTTTGTTGCTTGACGAGCATCTTGTCCATCCATGCTCGTGGCTCGTATCGGTGTTTGCAGGTCATGTGTTCTTCTCCTTGAGTTGGTAGCCTTCACCTGTCCAGCGGCAATCTAAACAAGTTGCAGGTGAATCACCGTCATGTGTTTTCATGCTGTGGCAATAGTGCTCACCCGTGTTTCGCATAAACATTTGATGGTGCTCTGTTGTCACTCGTTCGCTATCGCACTCGGGGCAGTGGTATGTTGGTTCTTTCATGTCTTACTCCTTAATGCCGTGGGCGGCTTCGATGGTCTTATCGCTTGCCTCTACTACACATCCGTCAATCGAAACCCGTACAGCATCGCCATCAAGCAAGGTGATTCCTTTTGCGAGCATGTACTGTGGTGTTGCATGAAGCGAATGGGCTACATATACCAATGCTTTGCGTAGGCGATCTATTTCATCCGTAATCGGCTCTCGCTGTGGTTGGGTGGTGTAGAGCTTTGCATCTTGTGGGATTGCAACAGGGCCAAGCACTGTAGTGATGTGAACGCCGTTCTCATTGACGTAAGCAGACCCAAAGTGCGCCACAGGCTCCTGCTCTGGCTCTTTGGTTTTTTGTGGGGCGGTGAGTTTAAGGTGACAGTCATCTTCTGCTGCAACAAGTGCAACCCAGCGACCATCAAGCTCTTGCATGTAGTTCCAAAAAGTTGGCACGCGCCCCTTTGAATCAAAGGTCATTTTGAACCTTGTTCCATTTGCCAAAAACTCCACAGGATGCTGCTCTGAATGCTTGGGGTGTGGCGGAGTGGTGTTGACAAGTAGTTCTGAACCTTCCTCGGGATACTCATCGTCAGCGACATAAAGGCCGTACCCTGAATAGCCGTTGCCAATCATCAGCCTTATCGCTGTCGGGTCGTCACCATCCAAGGCGGGTTCAAGCATCGCTGACAACAACTTCGCCGCTTCGCCTTCAATCGTCACATTGAGCGCCACAGGCTCCTGCTCTGGCTGTGCCAAGGATTCTTTGATGGCGGTGATGGCTTTCTCTTTGGCTTCTCTGATGGATGAACCCCAAGTATCGTTGGACTTCAACACCGCAAGCGCCAGCTTCAATGCTTCTGTTTGTGTCATGGCTGCTCCTCTGTGCCGTGGTAGTACGCTTCGAGCAGCTCGACTGTGATTCGGTAGAGTATTTTGTAGGGCTCTGCGCCTTGCTCGTTTGCGCCGCGTATTTCTAGCATCTGGTCCAGCATCTTCGCGTATGGTGTGCGTGTGTCTGGTTTGATCAGCTCGATGGTTTCTTGCTCGCTGGCGTATGGGTCTTGTGGTTTGGTTGTCATAGTGGGCTTTCTGGTAGTTGCGCACGCTGCTGTGCTTGATACTGACGTTGTTGTTGTGTAGTCCATGGTGTTGGGCCTGTTGCTGGTGGGAATGGCCATGTGTTCATTCTGGTTGCCTCGACAGTTTGTTGCCGCGTTTGTTCAGGCACACGAGCTTGCCTGCGTCGGTGATGACGTACCACGCGTTTGGTCCGCCAATGTCGCGGCAGGTTTGATAGGCTTGCGATTTTGTTGGCCTGTCGTATTCGGTCAGCAGTGTTGCAGCTTCACCGTCGAGCATGTATGCGCAGCTAATGGCCAGCGCAATGATCAGTGCTGCTATCCATTCTTTCATGCTGCTCTCCAAACAAACAAGTCAAAGAACACCGCAACGCAGGCGGCAGCTATTGCAAAGCGCAGCATCCATTTCAGCAGCATCTCGCGTCGCATTTGTTTGAGTCGGTCGTCTATGGTCAGTATCTCGCGCATGGTGTTCTCCTATACGTCCATCATCTCTACGTCGTGCGGCTTTTTCTTGCCGGTCAGGATTTCGTGAATCCGTCGTTCGGTGTCTCGGTGCACCGTCATCATGGTTCTTGCTGGCAGTACTTCAATCATGGAGGCGTAGTCTTCGAGGACCGCGCGGACCGATTGCATACCTGTGGCGTCGAGGCGCAGCTTCTTGCCTTCTTTGTAGCGTCGGCCTGCGTCGGCCAGTGCTTTGACCGCGTCTTGCAGCAGGCCGCTTGAGTCTTCAACGATGTTCATGCTCACCATGGTTTCCATCAGGTTCACAGCGTCGCTGCAAACGCGCCAGTCGTCTGTGGTTGGTGTCTCTGCCTGCTCCATTGATGCGAGGCCGTTCCACATGCGTGTGAGCTGGTGGCGTCGCTTCTCTGGGTCCATGGGTTTGTCTGGGCTGGCGAACATGATGTCAAGCGTGCCGTATCGGTACAGCTTGGTTGTTTTCATCTTGGTGCGCTTTTTCATTGGCTCACCTCTGTGATCCAGCCTTCGACGTCTTGGCGGCGGTAGCGCACTGGGCTGCGTGGTTTGCCACCCAGCTTGATGTACTTGGGGCCGTAGTTTTTCTGACGCCAGTTCTCAAGTGTGCCCACCGTGATTTTTAGGATGGATGAGACTTCTTCGGGTGTCAGCAGTTCTTGGTTGTTTGTCATGGTGTTCTCGGTGTTGGGCCCGTGTTAGGGGCCCGTGGTTTTAGATGGGCGAGTCGTCCGCGTTGCCTGCGGTTTCTGGTACCGGCTCGCGGTGTGGCACGTCAATCACGCCGTCGTCGTCTGGCTGGGTCTGTGGGGCCTGTTCCGCGACCTTTTGCAACCGGCTGGGGCGCTTGGCTGCGCTGGTTGTTTCAGGCTGCGCTTGGGCCGTTTGCGTGGTTTCTTGCGTTGGTGGCATGAACAGCTCGTCGTCGGCTTGCATGACGCCGTCGATGTCGGTGCTCAGTGGCAGGCGTTTGCTGTGGCGGCGCACCACCGTTTTCTTGGCCATCTCGGCGAAGTCGCTAACCCATGGGCCGGACTTGCCGCTGCGGCTGCGTGCTCGGATGGCGTTGACGTCTTCGACGCTCATGACCTCGCGGGACTTCTCGCCGTCCTTCATGCTCACGATGCTGTACACCGCGATCAGTGCGCCTCGGTTTGACAACGCTGGCTTGTGGGTGATGTGCTCCTCGTCGCCAAGGCAGAAGTCGAACTGGTCGTTCTCGTAGACCGCTTGCACGCTCCATGTGCTGATCTCGCCTGAGTTGCGCACCAGCTTCATGATGCCTGCGACCATGGGCATCCACTGCGCCTGGTTGCCGAATGTGACGATTGCGCCTTCGCGCCCGTCTGGCAGCAGGCCCATCTGTGCGGCTTTGGTTGCTGCGCCGAAGAGCGTGCGTCGGTCAGCGTCCAGCAGGGCTGGGTTGGTTTGCACTGCGGTCAGGGTGACGCGCACAAACTTTTCGACGCTGACGTGGGCAGGCAGGGCTGCTTTGAACTGGGGGGCCATCTTCTCGATGGCGTGTCGCACTTCTTGTACGACGAGCTGGTTGTTGCTCATGGGTTTCTCCTATTAAATTTGGTGGGTGCCTTCGACGCCGCGACGCATGCGTTCGATGGTTCGTTGTTGCAGCCAATGTTGTGCTTCCTCAATGTGTGTGAGTGCGCAAGCGTTGGCTTTGCAAGAAAAAGGTCCGGCTTGAAAGCTGCGCAGTCGGTCTGCAACGATGGCCAGTAGGACTTCTTGAGTCAAACCGTTGACGCCGTTTTCAGGAATTGGTCCGTTTTGAAAGTTGATATGCACGCCTGGGTGGTCTTTGATTCCTGTGACCAAGTACTGATGGTTTGCACCACCTGCACCTGGCTCATCAAGCACTGTGATGGTCAGCGTGTCGTTTGCTGGGTTAATCTTGTGGTCTTCAATTACTCGCATTGTTTTCTCCTAAAAGTACCGGTGGCCGACCGGTGGCGGTGTTGTGAACTTTGCAACAGTGTATCACGCTTTAGTGGGCTTGCGTGTGTTTATTCGTAGATTTCGGAAGCCTTTGCGGCCACCGTAGGTTTTGCCCACCATGTCTTCGGTGATCAGCGTTGCTGGTGTGTCGGCCTGCATCGATGCGCTAATGGTCCAGCCGTCGAGCAGTACCTTTTCCGCGTCGCCGATGTGCTCGAGCAGCTTGGCTTTGCACACCTGTTTGTCTTCTTCCCAGTTGGCTGCCTGTGCTGCGGCGTTCTTGTAGTCGGCCACCAACTGTGCAAGCGTGGTGTCGTCGCTGGAGTCGATCACCTTGCCTGGCTGTGCGTACTGGTTGAGCTTGATGACCACGTCCGCGTCGCCTGGCATCACCGGCGTGGGTTCTTCCTTTGCGTCGATGGTGCGCCAGAAGTCCGCCACTTTGGCTTTGATGGCTGCGATGACTTCCTCGTCGCGCTGGCGCTCGATGACCACGCCTCGGTTGCCGCCAATGAATGCGCCGATGAATGCACGCTTGAATCCGCTCACGGCCATCTGGTGCTGCACCTGCATCTCGATGTGCTCTGGTGCTTCGATGCTGCCGTCGTCGTGTTCAATCCAGCCGTCTCGGAATGCGAGGTAGTCGACGTTCTTGATCTCCAAGTGGACCGGACCGCCTTCGAGGTTGGTGATCACGAAGTCGAACGAGCTGCCCATGCGTGCGTCTGGGTCGCGCATGTATTCCTTGAGCGGCTTGATCTGCCAGCTTTGCTCCTCTGCGATGCCGTGGGCGATGGCCGCTTCCAGCCGGTTGCCCCACTTCATGCGGTCGTTGACTTTGAAGTCTGCCGTGATGTGGTTGCTCTTGCGGTGCCAGAGGTCGAAGTGCGTAACGTATGGGCTCATGCCAAACAGCGCGGCTGATTCGGTGCTGGTCACGTCCTTGGTGCGCAGTTCGAGCCACTGTTGCTCGCTGGTGGTGATGATGATTTCGGTGGTCATTTTGCTTGTCCTGTTGCTTTGATGATGGCGGCTTTGGCGTTCGCTACGCGGCATCCGCCGTTGTTTGTGTCGTCGAGATAGTGGGCTTGGCAGTAGCCGTGGTGATCGAGGCGGCATTCATCTTCGGTAACGTCGACCATCTCTTGCAGTGCCGCCAACAATTCAGGTGCTGCGGCGATTAGGCGTGCGTTGGCTTCGTTGTCGCCCTGCTCTGGCGCTACGGTGATCAGAGTCGCCACGTAGACCGGCAGCCCGTATTGCGTCGTGCTGTCGATGATGTGCTCGCCGTTGTGTTTGCGGTGTCGCCATGGGCCTGGTGTGTGTGCTGCTGTCATTTGAGCACCTCGGCGCGTGATGCTGCGGCAATGGCTTTGAGTAACAAGCTCTCGCTGACCGACTCGCCTGGCTCAATGTATGGCGTGGTCAAAAACGTTTCGGGGTAGCTGATGTAGTTGACGACGTTTTCATGCACATGGTAGAGCGAGTAGCTTTCGTCTTTGACTCTGTAGAAGCCGTTTGATGGCCAGTTGCTGCGGGTTGTCCACTCTTTTGGCGCTGAGTCCAGCTCGTTAATTTCAATTACGTATTTTTTCATATCGTTCTCTCGGTTGGTTGGTTAATAGGCTGCGTGCATGCGTGCTTCGCGTTGTGATTCGTAGCGGTCGATGGCCAGATCAAGGTTGTGCGCGTCGGCTTCGCTGCGGCGGTGCTTCACGTACTCTTGCTCAAGGCTTTGGATCACCGTGTCGCTGAGCAGGTTGAAGATTTCAGCGCCGTTGACGTATGCGTGCCAGAGGTTGTTGCTGTAGTCGTCGAAGTAGCATTCCAGCTTGGCGTCGCTGTCGTCGCGCATGTTGGCCATGTACATGGTCAGGTCGTCGTGTCGGCTCATGGGTTTCTCCTGTTGTGTTGCGATAACTGCATCATGCCACACAAATCTGCCACGATGCAAATAAATGTAATTGAGTTGCTGAATTGCAACAAATGCAACGCGTTGCGTTTTTTGCTACAATGGCCGCATGAATACTGAAACAAATCAAACCCCAGCCGAGACGCCTGCGGACAAGTGCATCGCTGCCTTTGGTGGC